TTGTATTGAAATCTCCCTGCTTCTAAAACAGATTTTTTATCTTTTCCAAAAATACTTTTGTAATTAGGGTCAGCAAAAAAACCTCTAGTTTTTACCGCACCTTTTTTTAATGGTCCCTCCAAAAGTTTTACAGATAAAGGCATGAATGTCTTTGGTTTATCTATTCTCATTGGATCATTTATAAAAAGATCCAACATTGCTCCAGATGCAACATCATCTTTTTCATCTTCTTCGTCAGCTAATAAATCTGCTATTGTTTTATCTTTAAATGCTTTTGCTTTTTTAGCTTGAGCTTTATTATATTTGTCTATTTCTTTTTGAATTCTGTCTTTTTCAGCTTTTTCTTTTGCAGCTTTTTCTCTAGCTGCTCTATTTTTTTCGTATTCTTTTCTGGCTGCTACATCAGCTGCTCTTGTACTATCTCTATAATCTCCTGTTCCAGTATCTCTTCTTCCTGATACATCATTATCTTGTCGGCCTCCACCACCTCCTACAAATCCACCAGGAGTTCCAAAGTCACCTTCTAAAGAAGGTATACCACCAGGTCCTCTGTTTGGTTTACCATCTAATGATCCGTATAAATTTAAATCTATAAGTATGTCTTGTTCTTCAGGTGTGATGTAAGCTAGTTTTGCTGTAGGTGTATCTGGTGATGACTTAGCTATCTTTGGCACAGTTACCATTTCAGATGGCATATAATTCATAACACCTGCTTGTTTAACAGGTTTCTTACTACCTTTTTTTAACATCTGTCTTGCTTGTTGTGCTCTAGTTATTGCCATTATTCGTCTGATCCTGCTCCTAATGGTGGCATGTCTGCCACTTTAATTTTTACTGATCTTGTAACATCCTCGTATACAGTATCTGTATCAGGGTTTGCGATATCATCTTCTGCTTCTTTATCAGATGCATACTCATGATTTGTTTTTTTATTTCTTAATACTACTTCAGTTTCACACTCAACAACCGGTACTTTTTTACCGTTAATTATCTCATATCTAACTGATGGTGGTTCTGTAAATGCCATATTAATCCCTTGTTATTTGTAACACAGAAAATACAATATGTAACCTATTTCCTGATGCTGCTGTTGCTTTTATAACCTCTCCCTCTGTAATAACAAGAGGATGTGTTAGTAGTTCTACTGTTCCATTTGCTGAAACAGCCTTTGTTTTAAACAAACTAAACACGTTTGAAGAAGTATCTGTTAATGTTAAAGTTATGCTATCTGCATTACCTGAGTCCTCAGAAACTAGTATAGACTTAATTATACTAGTTGTTGCAGTTGTAGATGTACCTGCTGCTGGACTCGTATAAACAACAGTCTCAGCTGTGCTTGTTAAATCTACCTTTGAATTTGTATATATATTAGCCACTTAAAAACCAAGAGAATCTCTCTTGCTCCTGTTTTATCTCGTCTAAGAATGTTGAATTTAATTGTTCTTTCATCAAACTTAATGCACGATTTATTTGTTTTTGATTAGAAAAATCATATTGTTCTTTTGGTTCTGGTATTCTAATTGCTATCTTTGCCATTATCTTCTTCCATCATTTTGTATATCTAATCTTAATGTGCCAAATCTCCAAGACTCACTAGTTGAATCGTTTTCTATTTTAAGACTTACAGATCTGCCTCTAGCTCTTGTATCTTTTTTATCTGTACTGGATGTAATTGTAAAAGGACTCAAAGCTGTTTGACTAGATGTTTGTTGTGGATATCGTTTTACATTTAAAGTTACTTTTGCATTACCTGCAAGTGTTTTAAAATCAGGTACAAATCTTCTCATAGCTAAAAATAACTCACCTGATATTTTAGGACCCGACGCTCTCCCTTGTGCATTTCTTTGTCTTTGTTCTAAGTCAATATCAAATGATTGTATAAATGATGTAACAGTTGTCGTAGTTCCATTTGGATTAAGTTGATCAGTTCCTACCTCGTGTTCAAAATATGTAGTTTGACCCAAACCATCTTGACCTACAATTACAGGAAACGTGCCGTCTGCGGTAGAATCATATTTTGTTGCAAAAGGATTTGGATAAACATTTGAATCAATCCAACTTGTTCTAGCTTCTGTCCCTGTATACCAAACACCACCTGGTACACCTGCTGATTCACCATAATTAAATACAACATACTTATCATTATATTCAGATCCAGATGCTGGATAGTACCAAGTAATTTCTGTAAATAGATTATTTAGTCCTGCCGCAACTTGTTGACCTTTTGTTGTATCAAAATTATCGTAAACAAAATCTTCTACACTACATGGTATAGATTTAACCGTACCATCGTAAAGAAAGAAACCTTTTGAACTTAACCAAAATGCAGATCCATCTATTTCAACAACAGCGTTTTGACCTATTAGTCCACAGTTAGTACCAACTTGATCTAATCTAAATGTAAAAGGTGCTCCTATAAATGACATGGTATATAAAGCATTATCTGTCCAAACTAGAATAACTTCTTTTGCTTTTATGGCTCCTATAATTTTTGTACCATCTTGTAATCTCAATGTTCCTGCAGTGTTAATAGCTGAAGGAGTAAATGTATTTATATCCTCTTGATCCGAGAATCTTATAAACATGTCGTCTTGTGTAGTTGTATCACCAATAGTTGTTTCTGTTCCAAAGTGTAATAAGTGTCTAGTTGTTGGAGATATTAAACTAACTCTTGTTGCTGTTGGATTATTAGTTGTTGTAAATCCTGATGTTGCTGTAGAAGCTCTAGTCTCCAATGGTGTAGATGCTCCAGCGTTCCATGTAAAAGTTTTACCATTCATAATCGTTGCAACTAATACTTGTCCAAAATTATCTAATGACCATAAACCTGGTTCTAGTGTTACATCAGTTGCAGCTGCTGCCTCGCCCCAATTACCAGCACCCCAACCAGCAATACCCCAACCATAACCATACGACTGTGCTCTTGGTCCTACAGGCTCGTAAGGTTTAATACTTAAACTACCACCTGTTGATACTGTACCACTAGCATTAGATGATTGTGTTATTGTAAATGTGCTTGTTGTTGGAACTGTTATTACTTGAAAGTTTTTGTCCTCAAAATCAGATGCACTAAAACCTGTACCACTTGGTAATGTAACACTATCAAGTTGTACTATATCTCCAACAGATAATCCGTGTCCGGACTTTGTAATTGTACATGTTGGTGATGCATTTGTAGTTGCAATAGTTGCACTTGTTAAAGTTGTTTTTAATGGTGTAATGTCATACAATTTACCTTCAAAGTATAACAATAAAAACTTATCTGTTCCAATAGCTACATATCTATTACCAGCAATATCAACAAAAGCATGTTGTGCTCTTGCTACACCTACTATTGTATCTGTTACAAGAGAAGACCAACCACCAACTTTTTCTGGTAGGCCATATCTAAATCTTACGTTGTCAGAGTCAACCCAACGGTTTTCTGCTCCTGACTCGGTATTTTGTTTATCTATGCCGGGTTTAAATTTGTACTCTACTAGAGCCATGGTCCGTGCTCCTATATTTTATCTTTGTACGCCCAGCCTCTTGTTGCATTTACAAATACTAATGTAAAAGCAGCGCCGTTTGTTGATACAACTAAATTAGAGGCTGCACCTAAAATATTAGAACTATTTCTAGCTATAGTTAGATTGTTTGATGCAAAGTTAGCACCACTATCAATAAAAGTTACTTCCGATCCTACACTCGGTGATGCTGGTAAAGTTATAGTAATTGCTGATCCAATACCGCTTCCTGATGTATCAATTAATAATTGATCTCCATCTACAGCAGTATATGCAGTTGTTGGTGTGTAATATCCTTTTTGTCTTATACCTAAATTAACGTTTGTGCCATCAGAATATAACAAACATTTAGATCCCACCGGTAATGCAATACCTGTGCCAGATACTGTTTTAACTGTTAATGTGTAATTACTTGATGATCTAGCAGTTGCGTCTTCAACAACAAACACTCTTTCTGCAGAGTCAGGCATAGTAACTGTTCTATTTGCAGCTAACGTGCCTGTAAGTTTAAAGTATAAATTTTTTCCGTTTGATACAGCATGATTGGATAAAGCTAAAGCTACATCACTAGATGCAACATCAACAGCAATATATCCGCTAGCTGCTTGTTCTAATATCTGTAAGTTTGTATTTGTTATTGTACCCCAGGTACCAGACTTTTCACCTGTAGTAATTAATTCTAATTTTAAATCACTTGACGTACTTGATGCCATTTTTCTCCTATGGGTTTAATGGGTCAATATTTACCCATGTTTGCGAAACCCCTGGGGGAATCGGATTCCATGATATCACATCTACCGTGCCTGTTGCAAGGTTTATTCTGTTGCCTGTTACAGCTACTTGTTGATCTACTCTTGTTGTAACATTACCAATTGTTGCGTTTATTCTATTTCCTGAAAGAGTAACAACTACTTTACCTATTATAGTTGGAGAACCTGTGCTTAAATTAACTCTGTTACCAGTAACTGCAGCTCTAATACTTTGTCCAGC